CCGATTCAGAGGCAATGCGATGAACACTGCCATGCTGTGTAACTAGGTAATCAATTTCTTCGTTTGAAAGGAGTTGGTCGTTCGTGTCTGTATCACCAACAAGAAAACGAACAGCATCTCGCTCCGTACTAGATGGATTGCCCGAATAAGTCCAAGTCATTACACACTCCTAAAAACATCATACGATGGTTGAAGTGTTTTTGGAAAGTCGTTACGAGGACTTAGTTGCAGTCTTCTTTGCTTTTGCTTTTGGCTTGGGCGCTTCAACATCAGCAACTGGAATCTCAGGCACTTCATCAACAAAGTTTTCACTAACCGCTTTGATGATACGGCGCTCGCTTCCATCTGATTGAATTTCCAATTCAGGAACTTCTGCACCATAAGGCAGAGGGGCGACATATCGCCTAGCAATCAGAGTTTTTGTGTGAGTCCAATCGCTTGAATCACACACTTCCCCACGAACGAATTGGAAGTTGTCACCGTAAAAAGGTCGGAGAACAACTACCCAATTCGTTACTGGAGTTACTGCTTCAATAAGAGGGTCTATCTTGGACACTGTAGGTCACTTTCTCTTTTTGTTTATGAATTATTTGCGGTACAGAACAACCGTTGTTGCAGAGGCGATACGAACATAGAAAGTTGCGCTTGATGCTGCTGAAATAATAGCAGAGCCAACAATCGTTACATCAGTACCACCAACGAGCGTCAACGCATGAGTTGCTGCTGCGAGGTTGATAACAGTGAATTCAGTCGTATCACCAACTGAATAACCAGTAGCAAGAGCAATAATTGCTGATGCAGTTCCTGTAGTCACATTTCGTGCTGCAGTCGGTGTAGCAGAGACAATTGTGTTGGTCATTACATGGGCTGCCGTAGCAACCATTGAAGCACCATCAGCAATTGTTGCTGCTGAACGAGTTACCGATGCGTTACCAGTTACACGGATATCTCCGCCAACCGTAACATCATCAGAAACCGTCAAGTCCTGAACATCAATGCTCAATGCACCGACTAGAGCCTTACCACGAGTAAGACGATTCATGCTTTTCTCCTAACTAGAAGTTGATTGAATCAGGCTACGCAGGATGCGAAGAAGTAACCGAGGTCTGAACCGATTACCTTGTTATCCCACGCCATTTGAGCCTCAATGCGGTCTGCACGAAGTTCAGGCATACGGAAACGAGTGATTCCAATGTTTGCACCCATTCCGTCTGAAACTCCACGCCATGCGAAGGTGTAACCTGCCGATGGGGTCAAGATTCCTGGAGTTGGGGCAACATAGTAAAGCGCTGCGTTCTTGCCAGCGATGTTGCTGAACGAGTTTGCTGCACCTTCTGCACCAGTGTTGCGGATTGCACGAGCAACCAAGATACGGTCAACACCGAAGAAACGGGCAAGAATGTCTTCAGTGACATTTTCTGCACTCGTGTACTTCACACGGTCAACAATGTCTGGGTGGTGACGGAGTTGACGGAATACTTCGTAACCGACAACCATCGTATTTGGCAAGAAACCAGTGCTATTGAGCATAGTTGCCTTACCAGTTTCAACATCGCCAATTGGGTCTGACGAAGTGTAGTTACTCCACAATGCTGATGGAGTTACATCGTTTGCCCATACACCAGAGGTGAAGAAGTCTGAAGTCCACTGAACTTCTTGGCGCATCAACATACGCTGAGTGATGAACTGTGTTGCATCACGGTCAGGGTTCAATGGAGTGTCTGCGTTTGCACGAACTTGGTCGTCAACATCCTTGTGGAATGCGTAAACCTGTGTGCTGTAGGTTGAGGTAGCAAGCGTGTAGCCCGAACCTGCTGATTCAGTTGCTGGCGCACGAAGTTGTGCCTCATCCCTGAACCAATCACCCTTGTTGTAGGTGAAGTACTTGTCTGACTGCTTCTCTACTGGAATGAGTGGGAACACTCGGTTCGCAATGTATGAGGCTTGGTCTTGAATGTAAGCGACAGAAATGTTCGTGAGGATTGCATCAACATGAACATCGTTTGCGGTTGGCTGTGCCATAACTTTTTCTCCTGATTCTTTTCTTTGTTAGACCTTACGCTGCCCGATGTGGGTTAGCGCAGTTGACGAG